TATCTTTTGATTGGTCTGCTGAAACTCTTTTGAGATTTATTCCTGCACCTCTTTTAAATGCCCATACCATTAAACCAGAACAGTCAAAACTCTTTGGACCATTGCCTCCCCAAGCATATGGCTTACCAAGTTGATTTTTTGCTTCTTGAATAACTTTACTTACTTTACTATTATTGTTTGTTAATGTATTAGAATTATTGTTTTGAACTTGATAAGTTGTATCTTTTAAATTCTTTTCTGCTTCTTCATTGCTCCCAACGCCTGTACCTGCACTATTAGAACTATATGCATTTCCTGTTATTTGTTTATAAAATTTGCCTACTCCTGGTACCCAATCTTTATTAAGAGGACTGTCATAAAGAGGTGCATATTTATCTCTTATACTTTCTAATGTTTTCCTTCCTGTATGGATATAATTTCTTGATAAATTACTTATACCTCTTTTTATTCCTTCATCTACAGAGCCGAAAGACATTCCTTTCATTCCAAAGAAATTATTTTTATTTTTACAAAGTGAAGAACTTCCATTACCAGTTTCATGTATAGAAATAGCAGCCATTAAAGCTGCATTGACTTTGTAAGCATTAGAATATTTAACAAATATATTTCCTGTATTTGATAACTTATTTTTAAATACTTTATTTAATTTATTTATCATATCATTGTCTTCTTTACTTGTGGTACTTTGTGCAGGACCATTTTTCTTTTCATCTTTATTATTACTATTTCCACTACTATATGAGCTTGAAGAATAAGAAGCAAATTCGTCTCCATCAACAAGAGTCAAATCCATAAAGTGCGAATTATTTTCAAATGTGTGCTTTACTTTCTCAACTAACATATAATTTTGTAAATCAATATCTCCTAAATCTAAAAAAACAGGTACTAAACAACCTGCTCTTACTCTAATATCTCCAAGTGCATTTTTTAAACTTAATGACTTAGTTTTCTTATTATATAGTTTTAGAAGTATATCACACTTTTGTTTTATCTCTGCTTCACTCATGTTTTTGTCTACTGTATCAAACATTTGAAGTATTCCCCAACTTCTCATGTGAGCTGAGTCTTGAGCAATATATACATCCCTTTTTCCTGACTCCTCGTTGTCTCTTACAAGTTTAATCTTTGTGTAAGTATCACTATCAATAGAAGAATTGTAGTCAAAGTCCTCAATTACATCATTATTCATAACAGTATCTAATTTCATTGATGCAACATTCTTTAATGTTATTCTTCCAAAATCATCATATAAAACATACATTTCTTTTTTCTCTCTTAGAGTATCATCAAGTGCTGTTAGTATCATGTCAAAGAGTGTTTTATTTTCTTCTATCCTAGATATTTTATACTTAGTATCTTCTATGACATTGTATTTTAAATTAAAATCTTTAGCCAACATTTTTACAAGTTCACTTGCAGTTTTATTACTATATACATAAGTATCTTTATTCTTAAAATATCTTAGCTGGTCGTAAGCAACAATTTTAATGTGATTTTCTTTATCTCTTTTCTTCTGAAATATATATCCATAGAAGATACCTATTCCTTTATAATACAGCCTTACAGAATTTCCTTCGCAAAACTCTAATATATCATCCATAACTATTGTAAATTCTAACTTAGAAGGTGTTCCTCTTCTTTCTATCTCCCATGTGATACCATCAATGACAGCAGGTTCGTAGAAATCTTCCCAATGAGCTATTACTAACCTTACATCTCTATCATTTGCTAACACTAATTCATCAACCAAGTTTTAACACCTGCCCTTTATAAATGGTGTATTTACTTAAATTCTTCCCCTTATTTGCCTTATCCATCATAGATTTATTTAATTCGTATACTTTCTTATATAATGAACCATTACCAAGTTGTTTCTGACAAATTGACCAAAGACTATCCCCTGCTTTTACTGTATATGTTTTAGTGTTTGTGGCATTGACTGAATCAACTCGTTTTGGCTCTATCTTTACATTAGGTCTACCAGTCTCATTTTTAGGAGGGGCAAGAACTAACTTTTTAGTTGAATAATCTCTATATTGCTTTAACTTTATTGCAACTTTTGTATCTGAACCATTATCTGCGTCTTCTGAAATAGCATACTCTTCAAGAGATACTTTTATATTAGTGTTAAATAGTACTTTTCCACCCATTTCCCTCGAGACAATAAATTGAAATGGCTTACAATCAGTTTTTAGTAATTCTAGCTTACTTAAAAAGAATTGAACATCCCTAAAAGCTCCACGATAGAATGGCAACTTATTATGTGTAAATTCTGCTTCAAAACTTATTTCAGATAATCCTTCTTTTTTTAGTATGTTTACTTCTCCAGTATTTATCAAATCAACTGTCTTGTTTTTATTTGTAACTTTAATCTCTAACTTTGGCGGAGGTATTGGTAATTGTACTCCATCTAAATAAAAGTCATAAGCCATTTATATTCCCCCTCTCTAAACTATTCCTTCGGCTGAAACAACCATAGCATCATTTAATTTTTCAGTTAGTACATTTACTATGCCGTCGACATCTGTATCTTTACTTATGTTATTTGTATTGTTCATGTCAATTTTTATATTTACCCCTGTGAATCGGTTTATTGTTTCTTGCTCTGCAATGTCTCTAAGATATTTTAAATCTTCTTGACTTTTATCCATTGTTTTAGCCATTTTGGCAGTATTGCCTGCTGTGTCCTTTGCTCCTTTTGCTGCGTCACTCAAAGGTGAATTTAATCCAGCTGAACCCAATCCATCACCAAGTCCGTATTTTTTATCCCAAAGGTCATCTAGACCTAAATCTTTTTTTGCTTTTTCGGCTATCTTGCTAATGTCAAAAGTATCTTTAAATTTGTTTTGTAATTGATGTCCTACGTCATATCCTTTTATAAATTCTGACTTTAAATTTTTGTACTCTACTAATTCTGGTTTCCATGCTTTAGGCTCAGGCGGTTTTTGAATGGGTTTAAATGTTGTTTTTGTACCAATTACAGTATTTACTTTTTGAAATTCTTTCATTTGTGGTAAATCAATTCCTGGAATTTTATTAATCTGTTGTACTAACCAATTCAATCCTTTTACAGCTATATTAACAGCTTTTATAATACCATTTGCTAGATTGGTAGCAAATTTATCAAAAGCTTTGTCTAAATTAACACCTGCCTTGAGTCCTGCATTAGCCATATCAATAAAGAAACATTGCACTGCATATAATCCAGTTCTAAAGATATTTGCTATTTCAACCACACAGATATTTATAGCATTTACTATCCCTACAATTACGTTGTAAACAACTGCACATAACCAATACCAAGCTCCAACTATAAGACTGATTGCAGAAATACTTGTGCCTGCAAAGTGATTGTAAACTGCTACTAATATAAATACAGCAGATATTACTGCAATTATACCTAAAACTATCCAAAAAATGGGACATGCATATATAGCAGCATTAAATCCCCATTGTTCAGCTTTGCCTATCGCTAAAGCTCTAGCTGTTCCTAAAATTCCTCTTTGTCTAATAACTTCAGATGTCCACGACATCCAATTTGCTACAGTTCCAGCTATAGTAACTGCTTGCATAATACCAAGAGCTATTATATAGGTACTAATAGCTGAAACTACACCTAAAATTATAGGTGAAATTATACTCCAATTTCGCGAAAATACATTAGCAACACTAAGTGCTTGTGTTATTATCCAACCTAGCCCTTGTACAACTAAACTAGTTCCAACAATCATCACATTAAAAAAATTCTGAAAAGCTGGACTACTCAGTAAATTAATAAATCCACTAAATACATTAAACCCAACTGCTCCAAGTACATATAATGAGTCTTTAACATCAGTTATGAAAGTTCGAAATCCCCTGCTTGAAACTGTGTCCTCAATTTTCTTCTGTATAGCTCCAAATACCATAACTGCATTATTTTTTACACTAGTAAAGATTTGACCTAGCGTATAAGGCATCTTCTCGAACTCTGCATTAGTCTGCTCTGCTGCTGCAAGTAATGAGTTTTTTACAATATCTGCTGTTAACATTCCCTCTGATG